ACTATTAGAGGCCTACGATAACGTAGAGCTTACCGCTAAGGACTTTGAGGAAATCCGGCAAGACATCGAAGCCCTCAGCAAGAAAGTGGAGGCCGCGCTCTCCAGATACAACGGCGCGGAGTGACCCCCTCCCCCCGCCCCCCGAAAAGTTAAAATGGGAAAACCAAACACCGGGGAAAGGCCAACCCTTCACAGCGCGGGAAGTCAAAACTTTTAGGGGGGGGGTATGCGTACCCTGTCCGGTTTTTTTGAAGATACTTCCCGACCTGTGCAACCATGCGGGTTTACGCGGATAAGGGGGGGGCTGTAACAGATGTAACACTTGCAGAAAAATAAGTGTTACACCCCTCCCCCCCGATATTACCCCTACAGGTTGAGAGGGTATCGACCTGAGGCGAGAAGCTCTTATATCCGCGGAGAAATCCACACCCGGCGGGGTATCTGCATGAGACTCACAGCAACGTAACAGGGCTTTTACCTCCACATGATAAAAAAGGGGGATCAGACATTGAACAGGGATCAGGCACGCGCTGAGGCCAAAGGCCGGATAGAGGAATACCTGAGGATGAAGGGTATAGACCCGCGGAAGAGTTTTCCATGTTTCAATCCTCAGCACGCGGACACACACCCCTCTATGAGCTTTGACCGGAAACACAACCGCGTAAAGTGTTTCTCTTGTGGGGCAAGCTATGACATATTCGACCTTGTAGGCATGGAGTACAACCTCGACAACAAACAGGCCTTTGCTAAGACCTATGAGCTATTCGGGATCAGGGAGGACGCCGGACAAATGCAAGCCAAAACCGGACAAAATACACATACAGATGTGTATACACATACAGATACACATACACAGCCGGACTACACTCAGTACTACAACGAGCGGAAAGCTCATGTCTCAGAAACAGACTACCACCGCGGCCTCAGCGCTGAGACGCTGGAAAAGCATTGGATCGGATTTGACCCGAACTTCCGGACTACAGATAAGGATACCGGAGAGTACACCACATGGAGGGCGCTTATCATTCCTACAGGCAAAGGGAGCTATACTGTGAGGAATACAGACCCGGAGGCCTCGAAGAAAAACCGCTACCGCAACCGCGGCGCCTCTCAGATCTTCAACCTCCAGACCCTCCACAAGGCGGAGAGGCCTATCCTCATAGTGGAGGGCGAGATAGACGCCATGAGCATAGAGGAGGCCGGAGGGGAGGCTGTGGGCTTAGGATCGCTGGATAACATCCAGCTACTCCTCCGCGTGCTGGAGGAAAAGAAGCCGTCTCAGCCGCTCATTATCGCGCTGGATGAGGAGACGGAACCGGAAAAGAAAGAGAATGTGAGCGAGAAGGAAAAACAGCTTACAGACGGCCTCCAGAGGCTCCAGATACCCTACTATACGCTGAGACCCTTTGCGGGATACCATGACGCGAATGAGGCTTTGATGAGAGACCGGGAGGCCTTTGTGGAGGCTGTGGCAAGCGCTGAGAACATAGAGAAGCAAGCGGAAGAGGAAGAGAAAGCGGCCTACCTAAGCACTACCGCCGGAGCGAACCTCCAGAGCTTTATAAACGGCATAGCGGAGAGCGTGAATACACCTTGTATCTCTACAGGCTTTTCAACGCTGGATAGAGTCCTTGACGGCGGACTTTATGAGGGACTTATAACCATAGGCGCCATTAGCTCATTGGGTAAAACTTCCCTTGTGCTACAGGTTGCGGATCAGGTAGCTCAGGCCGGGACGGATGTACTCATATTCTCGCTTGAGATGGCGCGCGCCGAATTGATGAGCAAGAGTATTAGCCGCCACACCCTCCAGCTTGCATTAGATCGGAGAATGGACACCCGCAACGCTAAGACCTCCCGCGGGATCACGGACGGCAAGCGCCACATGAACTACAATCAGACGGAGGCTCAGCTCATACAAGAAGCTATCTCAGCTTATGGCGAGTACGCGGATAGAGTTTACATACAGGAAGGGGTAGGGGACATCGGGACGGCTCAGATCAGGGAGACGATAGAGAAGCACATCCGCTATACAGGCCGGAGGCCGCTTGTCATTGTAGACTATCTCCAGATCGTAGCGCCGCACAATGACAGGGCAACGGATAAACAGGTAGTAGATAATTGTATCCTTGAGCTAAAGAGGATCAGCAGGGATTGTAAAATACCTGTTATAGCTATTTCATCTTTTAACCGTACATCATACAAGGCGGAGGCTCAATTTGAGAGCATGAAAGAGTCCGGCGCCATTGAGTACGGAAGTGATATAGTTATCGGCCTCCAGCTCAAGGGCGCCGGAGGCGTAGGCTTTAATCCTACAGAGGAGAAGCAACGGAACCCGCGGCAGGTGGAGCTTGTAATCCTCAAGAATAGACAGGGCAAGGTAGGAGACAAGGTACTCTATGAGTACTATCCGATGTTTAACTATTTTGATGAGAAAGGTTTGGCATAATGGCGGAGCTTGACTTCTCAGCGCTCAGAAACATACAGGGATTTACACCTGTAGAGACGGCGGATAACCCTTTCCTACAGGCCTCCACCGCGCCCAAAGAGGCCTACAGAGCCGCCTATGAGTACCACAAGAGGAACTATCCGCCTGTGGTAAACCTTGCCTATTGGCAAACGCACACAGCCGGAGCGGATGAGGCGCCAAAGGAAGAGCTGGAGTATTGGGAAAAGGCCGCGGCAGACCTTGTAAAAACAGCCTCAGAGAATAAAAGCAACCGACTTTTAACGGACTTTTTAACCGCGATATATGCGGATTTAGAGAGAGAATATATGAGGATCAGGGGATAAACCCCCCATAGTCTCCGGCGAGACGGAAGGGCGCCCCACCACGGCGAAAGGATCAGAAAAACCGGACGCACGCGCGCATACCCCCTCCCTAAAGGTACACCCCATACGCGGGAACCTGTACAGTCTTTTTTACCTACACTCCGGCCTCGCGGAGAAACCCACAGAGAGGGAAAGACAGAGGGGACGCACACAAAGGCCTCTAAACGGCTTCCAGAGCGCCTCTCTGCCTCAGGTGGACTCAGGTGGAGAAATCCTTGACCCGATAGCGAGAAGCCCCTCAGAGAGGCTCTCAGACCCCACAGGACGCGCATTAGGTGGAGGCTCAGCTCTCCGCCTTTTTGTGTACTTAATAATACACTCATATATGAAAATAAGCGTTGACAGAGTGAACTTGAGGCGCTATAATGTCAAGTGTGAGGAGAACATATACACATACACATACACATGTGTATACACACAAACGGAGGCGGAAAGAATGAGCGAGATCATCATAGCCAATAGCGGCGCTATCCAGACTCAAGCGGCACTACCTGAGGAGCTGTATCTCCGCTTTGTATCATTCATAGACGCGAAACCCGCAACGGTAGCCACATACACCCGCGCTCTCCGGCAGATGTTTAGATACTTTGGGGAGAACGGTATCCAGCACCCGGAGCGGGAGGACATTATCTCCTACCGGGAGAGCCTCAAGGCCTCAGGCCACAAGCCCACCACCGTACAGAATTACATCACGGCAACGCGCCTATTCTTTGCATGGACTGAGCAGGAGAATATTTACCCGAATATAGCCGCGCACATCAAAGGCGCGAAGCTCGACAGGGATCACAAGAAAGACTACCTGACCTCCAGACAGGCTAAGACGGTACTCACAGATATAGACCGCTCCACGCCTCAGGGCGTCCGGGACTATGCAATCATCGCGCTCATGATGACCGGAGGCCTCCGCACTATCGAAGTAGCAAGGGCGGACGCCGGAGACCTCCGCACGGTGGGAGACTGTACAGTCCTGTACATACAGGGAAAAGGCCGGGATGAGAAAACCGAATACATTAAGCTCTCCGCGCCTGTAGAGAAAGCGCTCAGGGACTACCTCAAGCTCAGGGGAGAAGTACCCTCCACCGCGCCGCTCTTTGTCTCCATGAGTAACAACAGTAAAGGCAAACGGATGACAACGCGCGCCGTCTCCGGGATCGCAAAGGCTTGCATGATTGAGGCCGGATATAACAGCTCCAGACTCACCGCACACAGCCTCCGGCACACAGCCGTAACGCTCAGCCTCTTAGCTGGAAAGCCGCTGGAGGAGGTACAGCAATTCGCACGGCACGCGAATATAGCCACTACTATGGTATATGCCCACCACCTCGACAAGGCGAAGAATGGTTGCGCTGAGGCTATCGCAAACGCTATCTTTTGAGGAGTGGAGGGCATGAACAGTAAACGAAAAGGGAACGCCGGAGAGCGGGAACTCCTCTCTATTCTCCAGCAACACGGCGAGGCCGCGCGTAACGATCAGACCTTTATAGGAGGCAAGGGCAACCCGGATATTCTCTACTATGACGGACGCGCGCACTACCACATAGAATGCAAGCGGACGGAGAAGCTAAATATTCACGCGGCGCTCCGGCAAGCTGAGAGCGATGCTGAGGACGCTATCCCTGTGGTGATATTCAGACGGAACCGGGAGCCTTGGTATATTACGATGCGTTTAGAGGACTTTTTAGGAGGCGAGAAGCAATGACGGAGAAGGAATACAGAGAGGCCGAAGGGGTAAACAAGAGTACACTTTGGGAAATGCGGAAGAGTCCAGCGCACTACAAATACCTCCTCGATCACCCGGCGGAGGACACTACCGCGCTCAGGTTTGGAAGAGCGCTCCACGCCGCTATTCTCACTCCTACATTGTATAAAAGGGACTTTGTAGTAGCTCCAGAGGTAGACAAGCGCACAAAGGCCGGGAGGGAAGAGTACGCCGCATGGAAAGCGAGTCTACTTCCTGAGGCTGAGGAGATCACCGCGGAGGAGGCTCAGACTATAGCGGAGATGGTAAAGGCTTTTCGCCGCGATAAGGACGCCATGAGGCTCCTCAAGGGTACACGGCGGGAGCTACCGATATTCTGGAATGATAAAAAGATTGGCCTCAAGTGTAAGTGTAGGGTAGACGCTATCGGGAAAGAGGCTATAGTAGACCTCAAGACTACCTCAGATATAACCACCTTTGACCGGGACGCCAACGCCTACGGTTATCACCTACAGGCCGCTCACTACCTCCGCGGAGTGGAGGCTAAGACCGGGAGGCGCCCGGAGTGGTACTTTATAGCCATTGAGAAAAAGCCGCCGTATGGAATCAAGATCATAAAGGCAACGCCGGGATTCATTGACTACGGAGACTACATCCGGGACGCGCTACTCGAAAAGGTTAAGGACTGTGAGACCCGCGGCGAGTGGCCTTCCTATGGGATCGGAGAGATAGCGGAGCCACGGTGGGCGAATTGGGAGGTGAATTGATGTGTTGACGCATTGGAAGAAGCTAAACAACCCAAACTATTTGGGAGCCTATGCCTTTGACCGCGGCGAGGAGAAGGTAGCCACGATCAGGAACGTAACGCGGGAGACGGTGGTAGGAGCTGAGGGCAAGAAGTCGGAGGAGACGGTACTCCACTTCGCTCAGGACATCAAGCCGCTCATTCTCAACACTACGAACGCTAAGACAATAGAGAGGCTCCTCAGGACGCCGTATATTGAGGAGTGGAAGGGCGGAAACATTGTCTTAGTAGTCCGGGAAGTAAAGGCCTTTGGTGAGACTGTGGAGGCTGTGAGAGTCAAGCCGGAGCGTGTTACCGCCGTCTGTGAGGCTTGCGGTAAGAGAATAGAGGCCGCTGGAAAGATGAGCGCTCAGGAAGTAGCGGAGTACACCCGGAGCCGATTTAACCGGACGCTATGCGCGGAATGCGCTAAAAAGGTATGATTGCACAATGGCGGAGGCCGTACAGAAAAAACAGCCTCCGCCGCCTCAATACAGAGGCTCTCAGCAATCGGATAGAGCAAAGGGTAGCGCGCACCATAAAACGCGCTCTCTCAGGGGATACAGACGCTCTTATCACTATTCTAAAGGCTACCGGAGATTTGCCAAAGGACTACAGGATCAGGGAGGAGGAGCTTAGGTGATAACTATAGCCGTGATAGCTCAGAAAGGCGGAGTCGGGAAAACCTCCACCGCTCAGGCTATCGGAGTAGGACTCTCGAAGTACAACGCCGCAAGAGTCCTATTCATTGACACAGACGCACAAGGGAACCTCAGCCGGAGCATGGAGGCCGACTACTCAGGAACCACCGGAGGAGACGCTCTCGAAGTCCTCACAGGCCGCGCCACGGTGGAGGAGTCTATCCAGCACACGCCGCACGGAGACATAGTAGCCGCTACTCCGGCCTTGAGCGGAGCCGACCGGGAGCCTACCCTCTCGAAAGTAGGCCGGGAGTACAGGCTCAGGAAAGCTCTGGAGGCCGTCTCCGGCCTCTATGATGTGTGTATTGTAGACACCCCTCCGGCGCTCTCTATCCTCACCGTAAACGCGCTCACAGCCGCCGATAGAGTGATTATACCCGCGCAAGCGGATGATTACAGCCTCGAAGCTCTGGAGCGCCTCAGCGAGACGCTGGAGACCGTCAAGGCCTATTGCAACCCCTCTCTACAGGTGGACGGAGTACTCCTCACACGGTTTAACAGCAGGACGGTACTCAGCCGGGAGATAGCGGAGATGATAGAACAGGCCGCGGAGCGAATGGGTACACGCCTCTACCAAACGCGGATCAGGGAGTGTACAGCCGTCAAAGAAGCTCAGGCGCTCCGGGAGGACATATACTCCTACTCTCCGCGGAGTAACGCCGCGCGGGACTACAAGGCGCTACTGGAGGAGCTGAGCCTATGAGAGGCCTCAGGGGATGGATTATACCAACGCGCTTTGAAAAGGCCTACATACTCCTCTACAACAGCCGGATAAAGGCCTCACAGTTTCATATAAAGGCCGGGATCACAGACAAGGCTGAGGCATGGAGACAGCTCAGGGAGTACAGGGATAGAGTTATCAGCGGGGAAATTCCAGACCCTCGCGACAAGTATAACAGATGGAGATAGGAGGCTCTCAGGATGAAAAAGACCTTTACAGACAAGATACAACAGAAAGCCGTGAACCCCACGCTACAATTCATCTCAGAGGCCGCTTCTGAGCCTCAGAAGGTGGAGGCGCCCAAACGCACACCCTCCACCTCCGGCACGCCTCAGAGGGCGCCACAGGCACGGAGAGCGCTATCCGATGAGGAGACGAAAAGCCGCCGTCTCCAGCTCCTCCTCACCCCTTCCCTCTACGATCAGCTGAGAGACAAGGCCGCGGAGGAGCGGATGAGTGTAAACGAGATGATAAATGTTATCCTGAGAGACTTCCTGAGAAAGTGAGGACGGACACATGGAAGAGAAGAAAGTCTATACCATAGAGGAGATTGTAGACATCCTGCAAGTAACCCGGAGGACGGTTTATAACTACATCAAAAGCGGCAGGCTCAAGGCCGTAAAGATTGGGAAGTATTGGAGAGTCACCGCTAAAGCGCTGGATGAGTTTCTCACTCCTACTAACTAAAGTTGTAGCACGCGCGCGCGTAGAGCCGCTCTAATTGTGCTACAGCTTCGCTCTAACTATGGAGGCCTACAGATGACACTACCACAGACCGCGGAGGACAGGATCACACAGATCAGGAAGATAGCCGACCTCACTCTCTACCGGATTCAGAATGGACATAACACGGAGAAGGAACGGACGGAGCTACTCAGACAGTACGATATATTAGACCGTATCCTCCAGAGGAGCGCCGCCGTAGACTCGAATAAGAACGCACCCATTTTCCAGCTCCTCGCTCACTTAGACCGGGAGGCCGGGATCACTTGAGACATGACTCAAGATAGGCTATAATGTCTACATCTGCAAATTATCATTAGCGGAAGTAGAAACTACCCTCAAATTACACCCATAATATACCGGACTATGAAAGGAGTACCACCTATAGATGAAAACCACGGAGAAGAGGCTCGAATACATCCGGCTCCGCGCTGAGGGCAAGAGCTACAGGGTTATCGAAGCTGAGGCCGGGATAAGCCGGAGTACCTGTAGTGAGTGGGAAAAAGAACTCTCTCCAGAGATAGCACGCCTCCGGCAGGAAAACCTCGAAGCTCTCTACAATGAGTACGGCATGATGAGAGAGGCGCGTATCCGCCGGATCGGAGACACCCTCCGCCGCATTGATGAGGCCATAGCTGAGAAACCTATCGAAGCTCTCCCGCTGGATAAGCTCCTCGACTACAAGCTAAAGTACGCCGCCGCTCTCCGGGAAGAATACACCTCAACCGCATACACGGAGGCCTCCGGCGCCGCTCAGGATACGCTTGAGGCAATACAAGGCGTATACCGCCGACTCTCCTCAGGGGACGCCTCCACCGCACAGGCCAAAGTAGAGCTTAGCGTATTGGATCACATGGCGGACGGATACAACAGAGCGCACCCATTTGCAGACCTTTTCCCGAATCAATAACCTGTAGAGAAAGGTAGAGGCCTATGGCTACAAAGGAACCCGCTCAAAGCGCGAAAGAGTTTTACGATAAGTACAGCCGGAAAAGGTACACTCCCGAAAACGCCGGACTTTGCACAATCCTAAATTACATATACCTCACCCTCTTACAACGTGAAGATGAGGACAGCCGCGAAGAATTCCAGCTACCGGAAACCCTGTACACGCCTGAGCGGCAAAATGCTATTATACTAAAGGCAATCGCAAGCGAGAATAACAGTAACGTATCTTTCCTCTCAAGTATGCTGAGCCTTGTGGGGTGGCTTGCTACCGCTCATGATTCTGCTTTGATTGAGCGGAATTCGGTTAATGTATATCTCAATACAGCGCTCCATGATATAGGCGGATTAGACCCTACCGCAAGAATAATATTAGAGGCCGGGAACCGCGAGAAGCCGGATGTACTACAATTCATAATTGACCGCGGAAAGAGTTACACCCGCGAGTATAGGGACATGAGGGATTTTATAATAAATTCCTTCTGTTTCGTTCTCGCGTACAATACCCTTATTGACATGATCGGAAAAGATTTGTCTGTACCTGAGTTTTATGTGTTCAAAATAGCGACAATGGAATCACGGAACCGCCTCAGTAAACTTAACAGGTTTTTACTTGACTATGCCCACATAGACAAGCCGGAATACTTAACCGTAGACACCACACCTATAGAGATACCGCCTATACCCGATGATAATATAAAGGCCGCTGATTATTACATAAAGGCCGCAATTAAAAACCGGGAGGCATGGAGTGTATCTCTTACTCAGATGACAGATAACTACTGGAGGCGTGATATAGGTGATAACGGATAAAGACAAGCGCCTGTATGAGGAATCACAGCTACCAAAGGCTCCAGCCTCTCCAGATCAACAGCTCGAAGGATACGCATACTCCAGCGCCCTCCAGAGCAAACCTATGCACGGCCTCATATCATCCTCTACCGCCCACGGCAACCTCCAGATAGACGCTATCAATCACTCCGGCACAATGGAGAGCGAGGGAGTCATTATAACCATTGATGAAGAGGCCATACTGGATATTAGCGCTCAGACTTTCAAAACCCTTATTATTCTCCTCACAAAGATAACAGATCAGCTCCCGCGGAAAGACTCTATCACGGTGGAGGCTATCCAGAAAGGCAGAATAGTAAAGTTACCGCTCAGCGAATACATGGAAGTCTGCAAGCTGAGAGACCGTAAAGAGGCGCGCGCTCAGCTAAACGATTCTATAAAGGCGCTGTACGCTATCTCTCTCGAATGGGACGAAACCTCTTGGGAAAGGCCGGAGGGCAAGAGCCGAAAGGTACAGGTGAAGAAACACCACCGAATGAGGATCACGGATCACACGATCACTCCGGCAGAGGGGAACCCTATCAAAAACGGTGTAGCAGAAATCAGGTTTAGCTTCGACATGGCGGAGTACCTGAGTAACGCCTATATAATGCCATACCCTACCGCGCTCCTCTCTATCAATACCCACAATCACCCCTATAGTATCCCTTTGGGTTGGAAGCTCTGCACCCTCCACAATATGAATTATGGCGGGAAACAGCAGAACACCACCACAGTAAAGACGCTCCTCAACGCCGCGAAGGGTATTCCGCGCTATGAGTCCATAGCCGCCGATGGAGAGATATACCGCCGCATTATAGGCCGCCTTGACCGGGACTTAGCCGCATTGGTGGAGGCCGGGGTACTCTCCTCCTATTGGTACTTTGATGAGGACGGCAACCGCATAGAGGGCGCCCACTTAGGCTCTCTCAACTATGCGGAGTTTAGCGCATTGTCTATCCACTATGAGCTAAAGGACTACCCGGATCAGACCCCGCGCCTTGAGGCGAATACAAGACGGATCAGCGCCGCGATAAGCCGGAACGCACGGAAAAAAGCCAAAGGAGAGAGCAATTAAGCTCTCCCCTTTTTATGTGTATGTGTATGTGTATGTGTGTGTGTTGAGTGATAAAAAAGGGGGGGTATCCTACATACTTTGGGGGGGTATCCTACATATTTTGGGGGGGTATCCTACATATTGCGATTTTGTGAGACCGCATAAAATAAGGGCTGTGGAGGCGTCATTTTCTCTAATACCTTTAACACAGTTAAAAGGTATACGCGGCCTCTTGGAAAGGCCGCGATACCGCCTATAATAAGGCCTGTAGAAAGAAAGGCCTCGCCGGAGGCCTCTTGAGAGGAGCTGAGTTACTTGGGTGTTGATGGGTACTTACCGCGAGTTAGTAGCGCAATCCGAAAAGCGAAGATCAGACTATTAGAGGCCTACGATAACGTAGAGCTTACCGCTAAGGACTTTGAGGAAATCCGGCAAGACATCGAAGCCCTCAGCAAGAAAGTGGAGGCCGCGCTCTCCAGATACAACGGCGCGGAGTGACCC